CTGCCATGAAGGAGCTTGAGAGCGCGGTTAAGGCCGGCAGGCTGCACCACGATGGCAACCCGGTTCTCATGTGGATGATTTCAAATGTAGTCGCCAAGATCGACGCGAAAGACAACATCTACCCGCGCAAAGAAAAGCCGGAAAACAAGATTGACGGCGTGGTTGCCTTGATCATGGCAATCGGCCGCGCGATGAGTAACGACGATGCCAGTATCGACGACTTTATCAATAACCCAATAATGGCTTAATACATGGTGAGTTTCTTCAATTCTGTTCGCGGCTGGTTCGGCCGGGGCGGCGCCATGGGCGAAAGCAAAGGCGTGCAACATCCCCTCCCGAGCACGGCATTGGTTTCCGAGACGGCCAACATCGGCCCAGATGGCGCGCTGCAGATTAGTACCGTGTGGGCGTGCATCGATCTGCGTGCAAGCACCATCGCGAGCTTGCCATTTTTCGCCTATAGGCAGAAAAACGGGCAAAAGGAATTAGCCCGCATGTCGCGCCTGTATTCCCTGCTTCATGAGTCGCCAAATCGGCGCATGACGCCTTTCGAATTCTGGCGCGCAATGATCATGAACCACGACTTACGCGGCGTGGCATACGCCCGGATTGATCGCGATGACGACGGCGAAGCCCTTTCCCTCTGGCCGATGCCATCCGATCAGGTGGAAGCGCGCGTTCTGGACGATGGTTCGATGGTGTATGCCTACCGCATCGGCAACGATGTTCTGGTTCTCTCAGAAGAAAACGTCCTTGTTCTAAAGAACCTGGGCAACGGAACGACCGGCCTTGCCAAGCTGGATTTCATGCGCGCGACAACCGATGAAGTCGCCAAAGCGCAAACGTCTGCAAGCAAAAACTTCGGCAGCAATGGAAAGCCCACGGGCGTCCTTATGGTCGATCAGGTTCTAGACCCGACACAGCGCGAAGCCGTAGCGCGCACCTTTGCAGAGATGGCAAGCGGCAGCACATCACGGCTTTATGTGATGGAAGCAAACATGAAATATCAGCAATTGAGCATGTCGCCTGAAGACATCCAGTTGCTTGCAACACGCCAATTCGGTGTCGAAGAGATTTGCAGATGGTATGCGACGCCTCCGGTGCTGGTTCATCACGCGAATGTGACAACCTGGGGCAGCGCAATTGGCGAAATCGTCGACGGTTGGCACAAGCTTGTTATCCGGCCAATGCTGGTTTCAATCGAGCAGGCAGTCCGTAAGCGCGTCATGACGTCGAAACAGCGGGCCTCCATGGTTGCAGAGTTCAGCTATGACGCTCTGTTGAGAGGCAGCCTGAAAGACCGCATGGACATATACGCCAAGGGCGTACAAAACGGCCTTAAGACCCGCAATGAATGCCGGCAGCTTGAGAACGATCCGCCAATTGATGGCGGCGATGAGCTGACGGTTCAATCAAATCTAATGCCCCTGCATATGCTGGGGAAGACTCAAACGCAAGGGGGCAATAATGCTTCGGACTTACCTACCGCTCAATGATTGTGAACTGAAGTTCGCGACCGCTGAGGGCGCTTTTTCTGGCTATGGCTCTGTATTCGGAAATGTCGATTCAAAGAATGACATCGTCATGCCTGGCGCCTACTCCGATGTTTTGGCATCGGGCGCGCCCGTTGATGTCTATGTCAATCACGACTGGATGAGCGGGCAGTTGCCAGTTGGCCGCTGGTCCGACCTGAAGGAAGATGATCGCGGGCTATTCGGCGCCGCTGGCCTGGTCATGCAAATGAGCCGCGCTGCCGACGCATACCACGCCATGAAAGCCGGTTTGGTTTCCGGCTTGTCGGTTGCATTCATTCCTGATCCTAAAGCGATTGTCCGGCGCAGTGACGGCGTGCGCGAAATTCACAGGGTCAAGATGCTGAAAGAAATCAGCATCGTCACCGATCCGGCCAACCCGGCGGCTCAGGTGACATCCATCAAATATGCAGACGGTTCAGACCTTCTTGATGAAATCGAGAAGGTTGGAACACTGCGCGAACTAGAGAGCTTCTTGCGGGATGCAGGCGGCCTCAGTAAAGGGGCGGCGCAAGCGCTGACCGCCCGCGTCAAGACCATGTTCGACTCGCGGGATGCAGAAGAACAGGCCGAGACGAAGCAAGTGCAAGAGGTTCTGAGCCGACTTCAGAGACTCGCTGCATAGGCGCGCATTCCGCAAAACCGACAAGCCGCTTTTAAGCGGCTTTTTTTATTCCCGAAAGGAAAAAAAGATGGAAGCAATTCTGAAAGCAATTGAAGGCGTCGAAAAGAAGATGTCCGAAATGTCGGCAAAAGCCGACGGCGAAATGAAGGAGCTTGGCAAGGTAACCACCGACACCAAGAATGCGATCGAAAATCTCGGCACCACTCAGCGCGAACTAGCAGACCGCTTGGTGAAGCTCGAGCAAAAGGGCGCCAATGCAGGCGGCAACGAGAAGGCCGACGAATCGATGGGCGCACAGCTCACCAAATCGACCGGTTATCAGGGCTTCATTGCCGGCCAATCGCAGAAGATGCGCGTCGAGGTGAAGAACACCTTGACCGGCACAGATGCGAACGTTGCGCCGGACCGCAAGCCTGGTGTCGTGCCTGGCGCGTTCCAAATGCTCACGCTGGAATCGCTCTTCCCGAGCATCCCGACCAGCTCCAACGCTATCGAGTTCACAAAGGAGGCCTCCTTTACGAACAACGCCGCAGAAGCTGCTCAAGGCGCTGCGCGGGGTGAATCGGCCCTGACCTGGTCCCTGGTCAACATGCCGATTTCCGATGTTGGCCACTTCATCAAGATTTCACGTCAACTGGCTTCGGATAATGCTGCGCTGGCTGCCTACGTGAATCTGCGCATGATGTACGGCGTAGACCGTAAAGTTGAGACGCAGCTTGCAGTTGGTAACGGCACGGCACCGAACATTTCCGGTTTCATGAACACCGGCAATTACACCGCGCACGGCTACCTCTCCGGCGCCCTGGGTTCGACGCTGGCGAAGTTTGTTTTGATTCGCAAGGTGATCGGTGATTTGAAGGCAGCAGGCTATGCGCCGGATGCAATCGTTCTGAACCCGGTTGATTGGGCAACCATGGAGACCGAGTTGCTGACGACTGAGGCCGGTCAAGTGCCGTTCAAGTACGACGATGCAGGACTTCCGCGCTTGTTCGGCTTGCGGGTCGTTGAGGCCGTTGGAGTTACTGCGGACACGTTCGCCGTAGGTGCCTTCAACGCGGCCGGCACGATTCACAACCGCGAAGGCGTTGTCATTGAAATGTCTGAGTCGGATAGCGACAACTTCACTAAGAAGCTGATCACTATCCGCGCGGAACGTCGTCTGGCGCTGGCAATCGAGGTTCCCGCTGCAATCCGCGGTGGCGATCTGACCCCGCCGGCTTCCTGATCGTAGTTAATCAACTGAAAAGGCTCGCTTCGGCGGGCCTTTTTTATGGAGGAACTGCACATGATCAAAGTGAAATTTCTAACCTTCGGTGCGAATTCGGCCTTTGGATCGTTCGGCCCTGGTGATGTGATGTCCTGCCCATCGGATCTGGCAAAGCATCTGGTAGAAGAGGCCAAGGTTGCTGAGTACACGGATACCCCCCAGGCGACGAATGAGGATGCGCCCCAGCCAACAGCACCATCACGCAAGCGACAAACAAGGGGGCAATAGTGACGATCCGATTCACTCAGGTTTGGAACGGTTATCAGCCGGATCAAGTAGTTTCTCTCAGTTCATCTGAAGAGGCACGGCTCGTGTCGCTCGGCTATGCGACTGCCGACATCGACGGGCCGGTGAGCGATAAAGGAATTTTCTCGACCGATTCGTACGGGTCGCTTGTCGGCATACGCGCGCCGGATGGGTCGGTTTTTCCGATGGCTCGCACCTTTTCACTATCTGGCGCGCTGAAGCATTTCAGTGCGGGCGGTGTAGGCGGTTCAGGCATCACGTTGCAGAACCAAATCCCCCCGCCAGCGGATGCAACTGGATTCCGCGCGGTGTACACGAATGGAACAACCTCTTCGGCAACGATCACCACGGCGAAAGCGGCCGTTACATCCGCTGACGGCCATACGGGCGCAAGCCTGACCTATACCTCGCTAACTTTCGATGGCGCAGCAACGGCGACACTCGCGGCGGCAACTGGAACAGCACCGCAAGACGTGCGCTCAATGGTGGTGTCAGACCATGTCTCGCTGCCGGTGGCGGCGGACAAGTTCGCAATCCTCCGGACCTATTTTGCATCCACCGCATGCGCAGAGCAGATCGCCGCGGGCGAAATGCTGGCGTTTCGCAATGCAACAGGGCTGAAGTACAAGACCTGCTCCGCATCCGGCGTGATTGCAGACACTGCGGTATGCGGGACAGTGCAGGATGGGCAAATCATCATTCCTGCTTCCTTGATATGGACATTCCCAAAAGAGACGATCACGGTCGCGACCGTTGGCGGATCTAATAATCGCGGGCAGGGTAGCAGTGGAAACGCGACAGGGCTTGTATATCGCTCATCGGCAGCACTGTCAAATTCAGCACGGGTCGTGACGCCGTTCATTGGCGCAGTCAGCGGGCAAGGCACTATCGCGTCACTCGGCAACGCGAAGCAAATAATTGAGAAGATTCGCCCGCGCATCCTGTTCCTACTTCTGGGGTCGGGTAACGATTCCATAACAAACGCCGACGACTTTGCGGCGATGAAAGGCCGCACAGCAGCAATTATCGAACATTGCAGCCGGTTCGGTGTGATACCGATCGTCGGCACGATGGCGCCGGCGAATCTGTCCGCAGAAATCGAGGCGCTGCGCATAGAGCTGAATCAATGGGGTCGCAACACAGTGCGCAATATGGCCCTTATCGCAGACATTGCTCGTAAGGTCGAGAACCCGTCCAACGTTGCTCAATTGCTGCCAGCGTACAACTCAGGCGACAACGTCCATTGGAACGATGCGGGACACGCTGCGGCAGCAGAGGAATTAACTGCCGCAATCCGCTACATCATCGGATAAACCGACATGACGCTCAAACGCATTACAGCCCCAGGAGAGCTCGCTCTTTCGCTGGAAGCAGCAAAAGCAGAGCTGCGCATGGAATCCGATGAAACCGATCAAGATTCGCTCATTGAGAGTTGGATTGCTGGAATTACGGATGAGGCCGAACACTACACCGGCCGCGCGATGGTCAATCAGGAATGGCGCCTGAAGCTGGATGCATTCACCGACGAAATCAAACTGCCGAAGCCTCCCGTTACGTCAATTCTGTGCGTGAAGTATTACGACCCGGACGGCATCTTGCAGACGCTAGACCCGGCGAAGTATGAACTTGATAAGGATGTCGAGCCCTGCATTCTGCGGCCCGCAATCGGGGAAGCATGGCCGTCAACGTATGCCAGGACGGGCGCAGTCATCATCGATTTTGCCTGCGGCTATGGCGCCGATGATACGGCGGTACCGGCCGGTATCAAGCTGTATATACAAGCCAGGCTTGCCGAGCAGTTCAAGCCGGATCAGCAGGGATCTGGCGACGCAAAAAATCCGTACGTGATCGGCCTTCTTGATCGCTTTCGTGTTTGGGGATAGTCAGCGTGTCCACCTTTTCCAAGTCACTGCGGAGCCGCGTCACATTTAAGCAGCAGTCTACCGATGGGGATGCACTCGGGCAGCCTCTAGAAGTCTGGAATGAAGTCTGCAAGGCGCGCGCGAACATCAAGCATCTGAGCGGCATGGAGACCATCAAAGGCGATTCTCCGGCTTCTATCGTTAAGGCGAGCATTCGGGTGCGGTACAGCTACAAGAACCGCGTAACGGCCGGCATGCGCGCATACAACGGCGCCACCGTTTATGAAATCAAGGCACTCATCCCGGATGAGGAAGGCAAGCGCCATTTGGACATCACCTGTGAGGTCGTGGCGTGACAGGCGGCATCAAGATGGATCTTAAGCAGCTCGGCGTAGCGCTTAGGAAAAAGAAGGCGGTAATCAATGCAGCAGCCCGGCCGGCAGCGCGTGCGGGCGCCCTGGTGATCTACGGGGCCGCGCGGGAGAACGTACCGGTTTCGAAAGGCCCGCATTACTTTTACGGCAGCTCCTACAAATCCACCGGCCAGCGCTACTTGTTCAAGGCCGGTACCTTGCGGGATTCGATTTACCACGCATTCAGCAAAGACAACAGTTCCAACACGCGGGCAACGTATCACGTGGCCTGGAACCACCGGAAAGCGCCTTACGGCTACATGGTCGAATTCGGCACTTCCCGCGCGCCTGCACATCCGTTCTTGAGCAAAGCGATTGTCGAGAATGGCGAGGCTGTAAAGGCGGCCATGCGGTCCAAATTTCTGGAAGAAGTGAAGAAAAATGGCAATTGAAGAACAAGTCACAGCCTGCCTTAAAGCGGTATGCGTGCGCACCTATCCGGATGTGGCGCCAGAGACCGTGGGCAAGCCTTACCTTGTGTGGCAATGCCTTGGCGGAAAGCCGCTTCGCTACTTGGAAAACACCCCTGCGGACAAGCGGCATACGTACTTGCAAGTGAAGTCCTGGGCATTGACCCGGGCAGACGCAACCGCCTTGATTCGCCAGGTGGAAGACGCGCTCTGCGCTTCAGCCACTTTCACGGCCACCCCCGAGGGCGAGCCGCTATCAGACTATGAAAGCGAAACGAAACTTTACGCATCAATTCAGCGGTTCTCCATTCTGAGTACCCGCTAAAACAATTTGAATCTGGCCGCGAGGCCAATCGAATAAGCCGCTTCGGAGCAATCCGGGCGGCTTTTTTTCTTGCTCCTTCACAGGGGCATTTTTTTTGTGCCCCGAGAGGGCGGGAAAGGAAACAACATGGCAACACTACCAACCGGCACCACGATGGCCGTAGCAACTACGTTTGCTTCGGCCAAAACGGTCACCAACATTTCCAATGCTACGGAAGCCGTGGTTTCTTGCACGGCCCACGGCTATACAGTCGGCGACATTCTCCAGCTTCGTTCTGGATGGGGCCGCCTGGATCGCCGCGCGGTCCGCGTCAAGAGCGTTCTCACCGATTCCTTTGTGGCTGAGGGAATCAATACGACCAATACGGAGTTCTACCCAGCCGGCACCGGTGGTGGCACGGTTCAGAAGGTTACCGCCTGGCAGACCATCAACAAGATCCTGAACCCGTCGAGCAGCGGCGGTGATCCAAAGAGCGTGACAGTCAAGTTCCTGGAATCCGACGTTGAAGAAAATCTCAACGACGGTTTCACGGCAATTACCGAATCGTTCGACATTGATGCGGACGAATTCGGCGGGGCTTCCTATGCCGCGTTGGTGGCCTTGACCGAAGTTCAAAGCGACACATTGCTGAAGAAGACGCTCAAATCCGGCTCCATCATCCTTACTCCGAGCCGTATTGCCATCAATGAGAACGTCAAGATGGCTGACGGCCAGATCCTTACGAACGCCGTTTCCATCAACGGCAACGGCCGCATCACTCGCTATTAATCGGGCGTTCGCCCAAACCGAGCACCGACCGGCTGCTTTGTCTCCTTACGCGGAGAGGGGCGGCCGGCACGGGCAATTGCAATCTTCCGCGTAAGGGAATCAACATGAGCACTAAAGTAAGCACAAAAATCAAGCTGGGCCAGCGCCCTACTACCTTCAAGCCTATCCCCGTCAAGTTCTTCATGCCTGACGGCACAGAAGGCATCATTACCGCAACCTACGCCTACAAGACCCGCACCGATTACTCGAAATTCCTGAACAAGGTTTTCGAAGCCAACGGCGAAGAGAAGCCGGAAGACGAAAGCAAGATCGACTTTGTGGCTCTGGCGCAGAAAAACGGCGAGAAGACAGCCGAGCAGCTTCTTGAGGCAATCAAGGAATGGGATCAGGAATTCGATCTGAACAAAGAAAACCTGATGACGCTCGCTGACGAACTGCCGGCGGCCGTGGGCGCTCTGTTCTCTTCCTTTGCTGACGCCTGCAACAAGGGTTACTTGGGAAACTGATTGAAGCCGTTCGGACGCTGTATAAGCGTCCGATCACTGAGGCCGATGTAGCGCCGGGGCTCACGCTGATGGACTACATCGAGAATGAGCCGGAGTTTTTTGAGGTTTGGCCGGATTGCTGGGAGACCTTCGAGCTGTTCTGCAAGGTCAAGAGTCAATGGCGGGTTTCGATGGGCGGCCCGTGTGGTTTGGACTATGTGCCGCTCTTTCGATTGATGGACCGGATGAACCTTGAGCCGGATGAATGGGATCGCATCTTTTCAGAGATTCAGGCGATGGAGGCTGAGGCGCTGGCAACGCTAAGCGCCAATGCTCCCACAACCTAAGAGCATGTTTGCACTGTAGTAATATTCCCTTCTTTGATTTCCATGAGTGAGGGAACATGCGCTTCTTGGCTTTACTATCCGCGTTGCTGTTTTCGGCCTCAGCTTTTGCCGCTTCCCAGGAAGAGCAATGGATAGCCGACCGCCTGAAGCACGCCGAACCCATGGGCAAGCAAGTGGTCTTGTCCAAGCTACGTGACCCGGATTCCGCCGTGTTTCGGAATGTGCACCCGACGCCTAACGGCGTGACCTTGTGCGGCGAAGTCAATGCTAAGAATGGCTACGGTGGATACACCGGCTTTAAAAAGTTCTACACGATCTGGCAGCTTGGCGTTGTGTGGATGGAGGGCCAAGGCACGTATTTAGAATCTTCGTACCAAGAGAAATGCGAAGTGCCACTAGAACCGCCATCGCAAGATAAGTAAGACGAAAATATAAAGAAACAGGCTCGCTGATGCGGGCCTTTTTCATTTTGTGGGCTCGCTTCGGCGGGCCTTTTTTATTGGGGTTTGCATGTCCGACAACCTGAACATTCAAGGCGAAGTCTCGTTCGATACGTCCAAGGCGGAGAAAGCCTTTGACCGTGTTGAACAGAGCGGCCAGCGCATGGCGAAAAGCGTCAAGCGCTCGGGCGATGAGGCAAACCGCGCCGTTGAAGGATTGGGCAAGGGCAGTGCCGACGCTGCGAAGAAAACTGAGCAGTCAACCAAGAGCCTCATTCAACAGATTCAGCGCCAGACGGCCGCCATGCAGGCCGGCACCAAGACTGGCAGCGAGTATTACAAAGTTTTGGCGCAGCAGCGCGGCGTAGACGTCAATCTACTCAAGCCGTATTTGAGTCAGCTTGACGCCATCTCTGCCAAGCAGAAAACAGCCGCGTCCGGGACTGGATTGATGGGCGGCGCGATGTCGCGCATGGCATTGCAAGCTACAGGGCTCATCGGTGCCTATATGGGCCTCAATGGCGCCATCAATACTGTCACCGGCTCCATTAACCGCATGGACGAAGTGTCGAAGCTCTCCCAGCGCATTGGTGTTGGTACCGATGCCATCCAGAAGCTTGCCTATGTTGGTGACCTGGCTGACGTTTCCCTTGATGGGCTTGCGACCGGGTTCAAGAAACTGTCCGTGGGCATGGTGGAAGCAGCGAACGGAAGCAAGGAACAGCGCCAGTTGTTCAAATCCATCGGCGTAGACGTCACCGACGCCACCGGCAAACTGCGCAGCTCTGAAGCCGTGATGGCAGACATTGCCGAAGTCTTTGCGAAGACGCAGGATGGCGCCAGCAAGACGGCGCTCGCCATGAAAATCTTTGGCAAGAGCGGCGCCGATCTGATCCCAGCACTGAACGGTGGCCGGGATGCCTTCACCCAGGCAGCGGAAGAAGCCCAGCGCTTTGGTCTCGTTCTAAGCGGTGACACGCTAACGGCAGCCGAGAACTTCAACGATAACCTTACCCGTCTTGGCAGCATTACAAAGGGCGCGTTCAATCAACTGGCTGAAGCCGCATTGCCGGCGCTGGTCGACCTCACACAGGCAATGGTTGATGTTTCGTCTGGCACCAATTCGCTGAACCGCGATATGCAGGCGTTGAATCGTGACGGCAGTATTGCAGGATGGGCGGAGGACTTTGCCCTTGGTATTGCTCGCGTTTCTGATGTCGCCGTGAATGCTGTTCGCGTAATTCGTGCGCTCGCTGGCAGCGTTCAAGTTGTGATGGCGGACATTCAAGTGCTTTACGCGGCCACCACGGCAATGAATCCGGTTCAGGCCGCGGCAAAGTTGGCTTCGGGCGGCTCTCCAATCCAAGATTGGAAGGATGCTCTTTCGGATCGTGAGAAGGTTCTGAAAGAGGCCAACGCGCGATATGAAGCCTTGCTTAGTGGCGATCTTAGCAACTACGAGTCCACGCTCCAGAAACACATTGACGCCAGGCACAAGAAAGAAGATGAAGCCAAGGCCAAGCGACTGGAGCGCGAAAAAGAATATCTAAAAGCATCGCTGGTGATTCAGGCCGCGTATGCCAGTCAGTCAGTCGAACTGCAGCAGAAGGCACAACAAGAGCTCGCCGCATTCTACTTCCCGACTGAGGCCCCGAAAGCAAAGCCCGCTCCGAACTTCTCGCCAAAGAGTTCAACGGAGGTCAGCGAATACGACCGTCTTATCAAGTCTATCAAGGAAAAAATTGCGGCTCAGCAGTTCGAAGCCGAGGTTGGTAGGGATCTGTCCGAGGCACAGAAAACCGCCATGACCATCATGACGGGCCTGCGCGACAAAACGCTTGCGCTCACCAACGCCCAGAAAGCCAACGTTGCAACACAGCTAGAAACACTCCTTATTCAGGATGAGGCTACACGCCAGAAGGAGGCGCTGACAGCCGCTTCCGAGTCACTTGTGTCAGCCGGCCAAAGTGAACTGAAGTCGTTGCAGGACCAAATTCAGAAACAGCGCGAGCACAACGCGCAAATCGGCCTTTCGAAGAAGCAGATTGATGAACTGACTGCAAGCAATGCGGAACGGGCCGCTCAAGAGGCGCGCGCTTTGGCCGTCATGATTGAGTCGACCGCCTGGATGCAAGGCCCAGCAATGGCGATATACCGGGACTATGCGGCGGAGCTCTATAAGATCGCAGACGCCCAAGACGAGCTCGCTAAGGAAAAGCGCATCGGCGCGCAAAAGCAGGGCTCGGCCGACTTTATGGCGGAGCTCGATGACTACCTTGACCCAACGAAAGCCCAGGACTTCGGCAATGCGCTTTCCGATGCTCTGCATGGCGCGGCAGACGCGATGTCACGCCTTACCAGCTCATTTGCCAGCTTCTCCACTGCCCAGAAGGGCGTTGTAGAGCGCCAGGCAAAACTTGCCGATGAGATCGACAAGCGAGGCCCGGCCGGCGCAACGAATGAGCAACTGGAGAAACAAGCCGAGCTCGCGAAACACTCGACACGGATTCAGGTTAACGGCTACGCGGCCATGGCCGGCGCCGCAAAGGGCTTCTTCAAAGAGAACAGCACAGGGTACAAGGCGCTTGAGGGCGTGCAACGTGCCTTCCAGATCGTATCCATTGCGCAGTCTGCAGCAAGCTTCATTGCAGCAGCTCCGGCGGCAATCGCCAAAGCCGGTGCGCAAACCGGCTGGATTGGTGCGGTTGCCATGGCGGGGCTTATGGCAGCGCTGGGGTTCGGCGGTGGCCGTGGTAGTGCGGCGATGTCGTCTGCCGACCGCCAAGCGCAACAGGGCACAGGCACTGTCTTTGGCGACGATACGGCAAAGTCAGAGTCGATTTCCAAGTCAATGGAAATCCTCGAAAACAATTCGAGCATTGAGCTCCGCTACACATCGGAAATGTTGTCAGCGCTTCGCAGCATTGACTCATCCATGGCGGGGCTTGCCAATCTTGTTCTCCGGTCGAATGGCATCGTTGCCGGCAATTCGCTTGGCATCCCGGAAGGCGTGTTGGCGCGAAACTACGGCGATCCTGCAGCAAAAGCGCTCTCCGGATTCTTCACCGGGTTTATCAGCAAATTTGGTGACGACTTCGACAAGGTGAACAAGAAGGTGGCGGAGCTTTCGCCGCTGATCGGAAGACTTCAGTCTCTCTGGGGTAACACCAAGCAGAACATCACGGATTCCGGCTTGTCGATTGTCGGTTCAATTGCTGACCTGATGAATGGCAATGGTTTCGGCCAATACGCGGATGTGACGACGACAAAGAAAAGCGTTTTCGGCCTGAAAAAGAAGGTGACGAACAGCACGGTCACCGGGGATGTGGAAGACGACGTTACGCGCCAATTCGCCCTTATCTTCACCGGCCTGCAGCAATCACTCAAATCGGCGGCGGGCGCCCTGGGCAAGGATAGCGATGCGGTAGGTAAAGCCGTTGAGTCGTTCGCACTGAACCTGCCGAAACTGAGCCTTCGGGGGCTCAAGGGTCAAGAACTCTCCGACGCCATCAACAACTTCATTTCTGCTGCCTTTGATAACGTTGCCGCCGGCACGCTTGGCGGTCTCGACGCCTTCCAGAAGGTGGGCGAAGGCTACTTCGAAACCGTGATGCGCGTTGCGTCTGGCATCGATGTGGCTCAGTACGCCTTGGAAAAGCTCGGCATTCAAATGGTGAAGTTCGCCGACATCGTGAACAAACAGGGCGATGTGTCGGCAGAGCTGGTGCGTGAATCGATCCTGAAGAAAGAGGCAACGGGCATCTTCGACAAGGTCAAGGTTGAGGCCGTCACTGTAACGCGACAATTGACCATGCGCGACATCGCGCCGAATCTGAACAACGCCAATTACAACGGCGCAGCGGATTACGGCCGCGCTCTGACTGAATTCCAAAAGTTGGGCAAAACGGTAACTGAAACAGTTGTTCCGGCCTCAGAAAAGCTCGTTGAGCGTCTATCCGGCATCGGCGAAATCATGAAAACCCTCGACGGGTCTGCGCAGGATCTAGCGGACACATACAGGGCTCTGACCGACCTTCAAGACCTGTTGAATGCAGCGGGCCTGAAGGGTGCAAACCTTGGCCGCGAAACCATCCGTGGTGCCGGTGGCTTGGGATCTCTGCAATCCGGCCTCAATGATTTTGTTGAAGGCTATTTCAGCGATTCCGAGCAATCCGCCATGCGGACAAAACTGATTCAGGACCAGCTCCGGGCTTTGAACGTTCCTCTGTTTGAATCGCGCGCGGCATTCCGTACGTTTGTCGAGGGAATCGATACCACTACAGCAGCCGGACAAAAGCTATTCGGCCAGCTCATCGCGCTGTCTGGCGCATTTGGCGAGACAGCGGATGCAGCGGCAACGCAGCGTGAAGCCGCAAAGCGGGACCGCGAAGCTGCGCAGCGTGAGCGTGATTCGCAGATTGATTCCGCGCGCCAGGCGTTAGAGGCTGCCTATAACCGCGAATCGTCGGCACTGAAGCAAGTCATCGCGGGACATGAGCAGTTCGCCAAGTCCTTGCGCAACACGATCGACACGATTCTTGCCGGTGACCTATCGCCCCTGACTGCCGAGCAAAGGTTCAGCCAGTCGAAATTCCGCTTCTTCGAGACCGATCTGCGCGCACGCCAGGGCGACGAGGCGGCGCGCGGCAATCTCGGTTCCGCTGCGACCGACTACCTGACAGGATTGCGCGAGCGTAGCGGGACGCGGGAAGAGTTCGCCCGCCAAGCTGCCAAGGTATTAAGCGCGCTGGAAGACACCGCGGACGCTGCGGATGCTTCGGCCATGTTCGCAAAACAGCAGCTTTCCTATCTCGACCGGTCCGTCGCCGGCATTCTGGAAGTGAACAAGTCGGTTCTGAGTGTGCAGGAAGCGCTCGCCAACTACAGCGCGGCGATTCTTGGCAAATCCACGAATAGTGAAACGACCGACGCGAACGGCATGATCACGCGCGACGGCGTCAAAGGATTTGTGTCCCAATTCTCGGATTGGTCGTCTAAGGTTATCGCCGCGATGAGGTTGGACGGCTCCCATGCGTCAGGCCTTGCCTATGTGCCATTTGACGGATACCGGGCGGAGCTGCACCGGGGCGAGCGCGTTCTCACGGCGAGCGAAAACACGGCCTTGATGGCCGGGCGTAATTGGGACAGCAAGCCGCTTGTCGACAATTCCGAGCTGGTTGCAGAGGTGCGGGCGTTGCGCGAGGAGGTTGCCGGTCTGCGCAGTGCCGCATCGGACACGGCAAAGAATACAGAGAAGCTCTCAAACACGATGACTAGCGTCACCGAAGGCGGGCGTGCTATGCAAACTGAGGTGTATTCATGAGGGTAATTCCGCCGATCACCGTCACCGACGCAATGCTCACCAGCTCCACGGCGCCGGAACCTGGAGCGGGAGAAGTCGCCTGGAACAGCGGAACGGCATACACCGTAGGCGCGACGTGTTATCTCGCATCGAATCATCGCCGTTATGAATGTCTGATTGCACACACAAACGAGGATCCGCTCACCGATACGGACGGACATTGGTCCGACCTTGGCCCGACGAACAAATGGGCCATGTTCGACACCCTGCGCAACACGCAGACTGAAATCGCTTCGCCGCTGACCGTTGTCATTACTCCCGGCCAGCGCGTCGACGCAATCGGCGTGATCGGTATGGATGCAGATACGGTGACGATCAGCGTATCGAGCGTGCTCGGCGGTGGTGTCGTGTACAGCTACACCGAGAACCTGCAGCGCAGGCGCGTCTTCGGCTGGTATGACTACTTTACGCAGCCGTTTAGCTATAAGACGGCAATCGTCAAGGACAACATTCCGCCTTATTCCGATGCCGTGATTACCGTCACGCTCACCAAATCAACGGGAAATGTGAAGTGCGGCGGCGTCACCATCGGAAAGGCCGTTTATCTGGGCGAAGCGCTTGCCGGCGCGGAGAACGATGGCCTGAACTTTTCGCGAATCGAGCGCGATGAGTTCGGTGATGTAACCCTTACGCCTCGTCGCACCATACCGAAAATTTCGGTGACGGTCCTTGCGGAAAAGTACCGCACGCAGGGCATTCTCGACGTGCGCGAAACGCTGAACGCAGTACCGGCACTGTGGTACGCCATCGAGAACACCTCTCACGACTACTTCGAAGCGATGCTGGTCTTTGGCCCATATCGCCGCTTTACGACGCCATTCGGCAGCCCGCGCGTCGAATTCAACCTTGAAATTGAGGAAATGTAACCATGGCCCTAACCCCACCACCGACCGCGCCATCGACCAGCGATCCGGCGACCTTTGACGCTCGTGCCGATGCTCATGTCGCCTGGCAGGCAACCAACGTCACAGAAATGACGGCATTGACTGGTGCGCTCAATTCCCTTGCTGCCGGCACGGCTTCTGCAATTCCATACATTTTCAGCACGACGACAACTGATGTGGACCCCGGTGCCGGTTATCTACGCCTGAATAACGCAACACAGAATGCGGCTACGGTCATTCGTGCCGATCTGGCGGGTTCGGACGGAACGACGTTTACATCGCTTCTCGACACGTTCGACGATTCGACCAGCACAGTCAAAGGCCAGATCGTACTGATGAAGTTCGCCGACCCCACAAAGTGGCTAGCATTCAACGTGACAGCCGTTGCCACTCCCTCGGGCTATCGAAACATCACGGTTGCGAATGTCGCGTCAAGCGCAGCAAGCCCATTTGCCGATGGTGATGAAATTATCCTGAAGTTCACCAGGACCGGCGACAAAGGCGACACCGGCGCGAGCGGCGCCAATGGATCAAACGGCATTTTGTCAGGTTACTTTCAAAGCTCCGACCAAACCATCACGGCCGCAGGAGCGCTGACTATTGCGCACGGCTTAGGCACTACGCCTTTGCTAATTTCCGGGCTATTGAAGAACAACAGTGCAGAACTCGGTTATGCCGTTGGAGAAGTCACGCCGGCACTTTCAGAGCCGAGCAATTCACGTGGCGTATCGATAACCGCAGACACGACAAATATTTACATCAAGTATGGTTCTGCCGCAAATAGCTTTCCAATCGTCAACAAGTCAAACGGCACGGCCGGAACAATCACAAATGCAAGTTGGCGTTTTCTAGTGAGGGCATGGGCATGACGAAATTCTATGTTGACGCAGAGGGTCGCTATCTCGGCGGGTTTGATGGCGCAGAGCCTCCGGTGGGGGCAATCGAGGTGCTGAGCGCGCCGGCAGATGCCGCCGATCTTTGGAATGGGTCTGCCTGGGTGCAAGCGCCGTCTGTGCCTGAGTCGGTTCCGATGTGGCAGGCACGCAGCATTTTGATCAGCGAAGGATTGCTCGACGACGTTCAGGCATTCATTGCCGGCATTCCGGACGAAACTGTTCGAAAGTTGGCCGAGGCAAAATGGGAGTATTCGAGCACGGTTCAGCGAGACGATCCTTTGATCGCAGCCTTTGCGGCCTCGCGGGGCTTTACCTCGACGCACA